GTGAAGCCCCGCCGGTCGCTGTTCCGTCGCGCGGCGTTCACCGTGGCCGCGGGTCTCCTCGTGTTCCAGGTGGCGGCGGGGTTTGCCGTATTCACGTATGTGCTGTCACCGCTCGCGCAACGCTCCGCCGACGACCTGGCGGCTTTCCTCGTGCTGTCGGCGCGCACGTGGGTGGAGGTACCGCCCGAGACGCGCCCCGCCTTTGCCGCCGAACTTGCCGAAAGCCACCGCATCTCGCTATCGGAAACACCGGACACGCACGATGAAGAAGTGCGGTACTACCCGTACATGAAGCTCCTGCGCGAAGCGCTGGCCAGGCGCCTCGACCCTGGGGCCGCGCCACGCTTAACGGAGCTCAGCGATGGGCGCTTTCACGCGGACTTCCCGATGGCGGGCCATCTCCTCCACTTCACGTTCGCGAAGGACCTCCTGGCGCACAGCCCGCTGAGGGCGCTTTGGTGGATCGTCGCCGCGGCCATCATCGTGACGCTTGCCACCGCCTGGATCCTCGCAAGGCGCGTGAGCGCGCCGGTGGAGCGCTTTGCCGATGCCGCACGCCAGATCGGCGCCGGCGAGCATCCCCTGCACCTGCCCGAGAGCGGCGATCAGGAACTCGCGGACCTCGCGCGCGTGTTCAACGAGACGGCAGCGCAGCTGGCTGCGCAGCGCGACAACCAGGCCACGCTGCTCGCGGGCGTATCGCACGACCTGCGCAGCCCGCTCGCGAGGCTCCGGATGGCACTGGGAATCCTCGGTGAGGAACGGTCCTCGCCGCTCATCGCGAAGATGGAGGGCGACATCGCCGAGATCGATGCGCTCATCGGTGCGCAACTCGAACTGGCCCGCGCCCGCGAGTATGAAGACGCGCGCGATACCGACATCGACGCCCTGCTTGCCGGGCGCGTGGAGGCAGCCTCGTTGCTTGCGCCCGGCGAGGTGCGCCTGCGCACGGTTGGCGAGCCTTGTCGCGCGGCCGTGGCGCCACTCGCCCTTCAGCGCATCCTGAACAACCTGCTCGAGAACGCCCTCGGACACGCGGGGGCGAAGCACGTGGACGTCGTGCGCCGTCGCTGTCGGCGCACCATCCTCGTGGGCGTGCGGGACCGGGGTCCTGGCATACCCGTCGAGCTACGCGAAGCGGTGTTCCGAGCCTATTTCCGGATCGAGTCGTCGCGCAATCGCGCCACGGGCGGCAGTGGCCTCGGACTTGCCATCGCGCGGCAACTTGCCGAAACGCACGGCTGGCGAATCGCGATCAAGTCCCGGCGCGGCGGAGGGGCAAGCTTCTGGCTCGCGATCGCTCATGCCTGACCTGCAGCGAGGCTCTCCAGCGAACGGCGCGGCGCGTCAACATGGGGCGCGCCGCGCGCGCCCCATCGAACCTGAATCAGCGTCCCTTGCCGCGGGCCCCGCCACCCTGGCCACCGGTGGTCCCGTGCTTTCCGCCCGTTCCGGAGCCGTCGCGCGCCATCGTGCCCTGTCCTTGTCCCTGGGCGCTGCTGCCCTGACCACGCGACGCCTGGGCCGCTGCGCGCTGCTCAGGGGTCATGGCGGCCACTTCGGCCTGCCGTTGCGCGCGATAGGCGTCACGCTGCTCCTGGGTCATGCCGGAAGGACCAGAGCCCGGCGTTACCTGCGCGAAACCCGTTCCGGTGATCGCAAGTCCGAAAATCAGCGCTGCGTTGTAGAGGAAGTTCCTGGTGCTCATCGTGTTCTCCTGTTGGATGGACTGTGTTGCCGTGATCAGGTTGCATCCCTGACGAGCCCATGATGAAGACGAGATGATGCGTGACAGCGTCCGAGTGGCAACAGGTTGTTTCAATGAGTTACCACGCTCTCAGCTTTGCCCACCCGAAACCCCAGACATGGCGGCAAAGTCACGTGCTTTGGCGAAGCAACTCCGCCTCTGTTGCTCGTCGAGCAGTCAGCCCCGGTAGCACCCTCCCCCCGCCGTACACCCAACGTGCTAACTCTTCCGCAGCTCCCATCCAGTCTCGCTGATTGATCCGCCTTCGTAGAGTGGAAGTCTGTAGCCGCCCAGCCCCTAAGTTGAACGTGAAATCCACGATTGCGGCAAGCCGACTCTCGGGTTCGGTGGCCAGCACCGGGCAGTAGCGCAGCGTGGCCGCAAGCGCTGTCCGCAGATCCTGCGAAAGGTAGGCGTCTGCCTCATCTTCCGTAATCGGCGCGTGATCCGGCTCGCAAACATGGCCGTACCCGATTGTCCAGTAGCCCGCTGGGCAGACGTACGGAAGCGCGCGTTCGGGGGCTGACTTCGGCACCCGGTGAAATCCCTCGAACCGTTTTGCGAGGTCTACGGCAGTGCGCGGAACCGCAATCACGGCCGCACCCGGTCAAACACGCGTCCCAGGAACCAGAAGTTGAGCACTCCGGCCCAAAGGGCCTGATCGGCCTCGGTCCATGCCTGCAGAACGGCAGCACTCCAGCCGACCCCGGCGGTCATCGCCCCTACAAAGGCCGCCGTCTTGACCGCGCAGTAGAGCGCCATGAACCAGTAGGTGATCACGGGCCGCACGCTGATTGAGAGCGCATCGGCCCAGCGCACACTGGTCTTCTCCCCTTGGGTGCGGACCGCGTCACGCAAGGCCTCGATCGCACCGGTGTTCCACGCGGCATCGCCCGCCGCGCCGATCTCCGCCATCTTCTGCGCGCCCCGGAGCCTTTCGAACTCTAGAGCCTTGTCCTGCATCGCGAGTTCGTGGCCACGCTCGCTCTTTCGGTCGAACCACTTGAGTACTTCAGGTGCCAAGCGAAACACGCCACCCAGCAGGCCACCCAACAGGGTCTCGATCATTGCGAGCCTCCCATGATCTTGAACTTGATCGCTGCACCCAGGAGCGCCACCACCAGGAGGCTGGTCGTCGCGACACGAATCACCGTACGCCAGGCAGTGCGACGGGCATCGCGCCAGGCTTCGAGCAGATCGCGCAGCTCCCGAATGTCTTGGGCTGCGTGGGGACTTTCGAGGCCAAGGTGAACGAGCGCGCGCTCGGCGCCACGCTCTGCCGCGCGATCGAGCAGGTCCTCGAAATCCTCCTTGCGGACGCTTAGGATGTTGTCTTCGGGGGGCGGTGTGATGTGTTCGGCGTTCATTGGGTCTCCAAAAAGGCGAACCCGCCACGAGGGGCTGACCTCGGGCGGGTTCTGGGTTGAATCACAGCAATGTCTTACGGGTGGATCAAATCTCGATTACCTCCAGCGTGAGACTGGGTGCGACACCCTCGATGACGTCGTCGCGCACGAATACGGTTTGGCCAACCTGGGCATCTCCCCGAGCGGTGAGGATCCCGCCACCGGGCAGTTGCACCGTGACGACGCCGGCGCCCACGACCGTGACGATCCCCGCCTGAAGTGGCGGATCAGGGAGCAGTTGGCGGAACTGCTGGTAGACGTTATGCATGGGACTCGACTCCGAGTGTCTGCCAAACCTCGGGTAGACCCGCCTGGACACTGGTGCTACGGACTAGACCCAGCCGACTCACGCCGCCGTCCTGGTATTCGACGAAGACGCCCGGCTCGATGACGCCCGTTTCCGGTAGAACGGGTAGGCGAAGCGTTACTTGGATCTGTCGTCCCGTATCCGCGAGAACTGCGATCCCCCGTTGGCGTGCCGCGACGGCTTCGGTGATCAGGGGATCGACCACCATCGGCGCCAGCTCGTCTCCGGCGGTCCCAGTGCGCTTCACCCACCCGAGAACACCTGCCGAGACACCGGACACGTAGACGCCGTTGTAGCGGGCCGCGTCCTTCCACTCCAGACTCTCGCGGGCGGTGGCGGCCGAGGGGAGCACGAAGCCAGGCACCACAGATCCCCACTCCCAGGGCGGGGCGGGATAGCGCGGAAGAACGCGGATGGTCTGCGCGGTGCGATGCGGCTGCAGGTAGGCCCCTGCTGCTTCCGCGATGGCATTGAGGGCGGAGATGTAGGTCCCCTGATGAGACCAGACGCCGGCAGGAACCAGCCAATCGGTAATGCCCCAGTCCACGCTCCAGCCAATCGGTACGCCGTTGACTTGCAGGGCGTCGGCCATGAGCTGTTGTGCGGTGCGATTCGCGGTGTTGGAGAAGTTCTTCGTCGGCGCATAGGGCGCATCGAGCACCGCGCCCTTTCCGCGGCCGGTGACTTTCACGGAAGCTTCCCCGAAGGCGCGCTCGCGAGACAATCGCTCGGCCAGGACTCGATAGGCGGTGCCGTTGATGGTGACCTCAAGCTCGACCGGAATGCCACTCGCATCGGGTTCGAGATCGCCCAAGGCTTCGGCGGGGACCGTGGCATCAAAACCCCAGGTCCAGGAATCGGCGTCGATCTTGAGGCCCAGGGAGAGTGTCGGGATATCGATGTTCCCGGCCACACGCCGTAGGCGAACGTCATTCACAACCACGTAGACCCTCCGAATCGGGACGATGACCGTCTCGCCGGGCTCCGGCGGAACGGTTCTCTCGCAGACAAAGAGCAACACGCCATTGAGCGCGATGGCGTCCTTGAAGATGAGCGCGCCGCTGGGTGTGTAACACCCCGGCTCCTCCGGCTCAGTTGGATGCTGGAACCGTCCCGCCGGAGGGCGGATGGCTTCGCCCCACCACGATTGCCAGCCGATCGGGAATGGAACGGCGAACTGGTAGGTCGCTCGACGTGCCGCGGAAACCCTGACCGCCCGCTGGTAGCGGCTCCGGGGCCCGTTGCGCGGCCGACGGTCGCCGTCCTCGAAGCGCGAACCCCGGGAATGCCGGAGGCCGGCGGCGCCCTCAAATCGAGCCGCCCGGGAGATCCTACGATCGCGTAGTGCTTCCTCGGACACCACGCGGCGGTCGTCGGCGGCCACCCGCGCCGCGTCCTGATGACCAGCCACCCAGCGGACCGGCGCGGGGTCGAAGGAATCCGGGATCAGGGACGCTACGCGGGCCGCCAGCGGCGCGGCCACCTCCCAGGGGACCATCCCTGCCGCCGCCACAGGCAGCGCCGTGGAGGCCCGGTCCTGCGCACCTTCGCGCATCCTTTCGGCCGTGTCCCATGCCGTGGCGGCGCGGTTGACGATGGGTCGTGACGTATCGGACCGGTAGATCGCCTCGAAGGCCATTTCGAGGGGCGGAAACGTCCCGGCGATCGAAAGCGAGACATCGGGTGCGACCGATGACTCCCCGAATAGGAGATTGGCCGTCCCAGGCAGCAGACTGAAAAGGAGATCGGCCTCGGCCATGGACTACCCCAGCATGCCGGCCGTAATGGTGGCCCTCCCGCCCGCGAAGAGCTGCACCGAGTCGAGCCAGACCTCGCCCGGGCCCCCTTCTTCCGAAACATCGCAATCCCACGCCGGCGCGCCGCTGCCGTTCACGAGCCGAGCCCAGACCGCGACACCGGTGACAGAGATCATTGCGGACTCTGGTGGCGTAATCGTGAGGACGCCAGTTGTGACCGTGCCGACCGGTTCAAGGAGCGCAATCGAAACCAGGGGCGCGCCACCGGGATCGGCGCCGTTCGCCGGGCGCACCGTGCCGTAGAGGTCTACTCGCGCCGCGCTATTGCCGAGTGCCAGGAAGGTCACAACGGCCTCAAGGCGGGCGTTGGCGAGCGCATTGGAGACGGAAATCACGGAATGACGGGCGCGAGGTTGTCTGCGATGACGGCGCGGTAGTTCCCAGTGTGATCGAAGGCGACAACCGTGTACTTGTAGCGGTGGTCGATGTAGTCGAAGGCGTAGGTGCCGTTAGGCGCGCTCCACGTCTCCCGGATGACGGTGCCGGTAACTTCAGCGATCAGCCACACCTGGCGTGCGACTGGCACATCAGGCGTGCCCTTTTCCTTGACTGTGCCCTCAATCCGCCCACGTCCGCCGTAGGCTGTGTCGCCCGTGAAGTGCTTTGCCGAGAGCTTGCCGCTCCCAACTGGCTGGAACATGGAGAAGAGCGCGAGCCCCACCAGCGTTGCGGCCATGCTAGTTCGCCCACGGCCCGGTGATGTCGAAGAACATCCCTCCCGTGTAGATGCTACCTGCGCCCAGCTGTTTGTAGAGGAGCTTCTTGCCAGCGACGGGGGTGTCTTCGAAGACGGAATCCTGATTGATCAGGTTAGAAGTCATCTGCGGGGTGAAGTACGCCCCGGGAAGCTCTGCGCGGTAGGTCGATCCTTCAAAGATCACTGGGGTCGACAGAATTAAACCGTTGTCCGCCGCGTTCGGATAGGGAAGGTTCCCGCTGTAGTAGCCGGAGGTCTCCACGATCCCACCGGTAGTGGTGGACATGAGTGCGTAGCGCAAGCTAATTGCCAGCGAACCGCCGGTGCCCAAGTAGGAGCGGGCGAGGTATCGCTGGTTCGACGTGGGCGAGTAATTCGTTGCCGCAGGGGAGAGCGAGGCTTCGGGCGTCCCACCGGAGACTTCCGCGCCCTTGAGTAACACGGCGAACTTGAAATTGTCCGGGCTCTTTTTAGACGCCACGTCACCAAAGCCCATCACGAACACAGCATCGACCAAGGCCGAGTTTGGCGCGATGGCGAGGTATGCGAAGCGATCGTTGGCGATGATCCACCACTTCTTTGTCGCCGCGCTGTTCGCCTTGGGGATGTACGCGCCACCGGCCATCTGCGCCTCGGTCGGGAACTTGGCCGTGTAGGTATCCACGTCCGTCATGCCTTCGACGCCGAACGCGCGCGCTGACGTAGTGCCAGCGTCGTCGATGCGGATGTGCAGGCCCGTCGCGGCCACGTTGCTCGACTTGTAAGCCGTCTTGTTCGTCCCGGTGAAGGCCTTCACCCATCCGGCCGGCGCAAGCTTGAGAGTAATCGTGCCCGTCGCGGTCTGATCCGTGATCCCTGTGGCATCGAACACCACGGTGTTCGTGGTCGTGCTGATGACGCGCTTCTCGCCGTTGAGCCCGGACGGGGTAGCGCCGGCGATCAACACCACGGAATTCGCCCGCGCTGAATGGCCCGTGGCGATCGTTGCTGTGGCGACGCCTCCGGCCACGACGAGAGAGTCGACTGTCTTCAGCCCAAAACCGTCGACGAGGCAGGCGTCGAGAACGGCGAGAAGGTTGCCAGCTACGTTCGCGAGCGTCGGTGCGCCGGTCATCGTGGAATCGAAGTGCTTGACAGTGGTGTCAGTCATGGGCGAGGCCTTGGGATGCGATTACGGGCGATCCACGTCGCCGCGGATGAGAAGCGTGAAGCTATCGTTAGGAACCGTTTCCGGCCCCTGCTGGATCGTGCGAACTACCCAAACGGGGAACAAGGCGCCGACGGTGTTAAACCGCAGGACGTTGCCGGCAGCCCAACCTCCGCCCCACCCAGTGGCACGCAAGGTGAAGTAGGGCTGGCCGGTCGCGGGGTTGATGGGCGCCACGTCGGTCGCGGTATTGCCGGTGGCAATGAGGCCGACGTGCTCGCCAATGACGTTGAACGCGGTGGTGTTCGTAAACTGGATCGCCCACCGCTCGGTGCTCGCGCCGACGTTGGTCACTTCGATCGGGGCCAGTACGTCGTTGTAGGTGCCGGTAGCGGGCGAACCCGACACAGCGTCGAGCCACGTCCCGGCCCACGTCGCTTGATCAAAGAGCACTGGGACGTAGGCGCGCAGGTCCCCGGCCACAAGCGCGGAGGACACGATCGACCCTACCGGGTAGTCGTGGGAGATCTGGCGCGTAAAGGCCATCGTGCCGTTGATCTGCACGTCGGCGATCTGCGCCATGTCCTCGATCCGATGCTCGATTGTGACCGGCTGTGAGTAGCCGGTGACATTGGAGAATGTGACCGTGCCGGCTTCGAGGTTGGCCGAGTAGCCGGTGTTGATCACGTTGCCATCGGCACCGATGACTCGCACGCGCGAGAGCCGAACGCGGCCGCAGTTGATGGTCTGCGCGTTGGAGACCGTCTGTGGGCCGATTGAATTGGCGTGACCGATTACGGCGAAGTCGCCAGGGTTAAAGATGGGTACCCGGCCGTCCGTGGGCAGACGGACAGGGTCGAGACCGAGGATTTCGGCATCCAACGGGAGATAGGAGTAGGAAACGGCGTTGTAGCGAATGGTGGAGATGCGGCAGAGGTCGGCCGGCAGCACCGTGAGGCCCGCAATCCCCAAGTGCGTGAGGTCAATATTGAGAGCCGGGTCACCCGTAGGGTTTACGAAGAAGAGTTGGACGATGCCGTACTCGTAGTCGACCGTGCCTTTCACACGCGTCCCGTTGAACTTGCCATTGGCGTCGGCCGATACGTTGAACGCGGTGCCGTCCTGGAGGGTGCCCTGCACGCTGATCGACGAGGGACGAAGGGGAGAGGCGGCGGTGCGAAACATGACGCCGGAATTGAGGAACGGCGCCGACAGTCCAGCCGTGGGCGGCGCTTGGATCCCGGCCCACTCGGTGATGGCAGGTGAGACGTTCGTGGTCCAAGCCGTGATGGCAAAGGCGCCGAGCGAGGCGCTGGTTGCCCCAGCCGGCGTGCCCGCACCCGTCGCGGGGTCGGGGTTGCGCGAGATAGAGCCGTCCGTCTGCCCAACGTAGATGTCGTTCCCGATCCTAAAGCGGGTCCCGCGCAGGGTGTAGTTCGGCGCGAGGACCGCCCGCCCGACGTATTGGTTGACCTGGATGCTGGCGCTGTTGGCGCTACCTGCTGCGACGATGTAGGCAACCGCAACGGTCTGCGGCGCGACGGTGAGCGTGCGAATGCGCAGATCCCCCGCACCGCCCCACCCGCCAATAGGGGAGGCGTTCCAGATGAAGGTCTGCGAATACTGCGGGAAGTTGAGCGGCGTGGTGATGATCGCCGGCCCTTGCACGTCCTTGTTCCCGAGCGTGGTCGACGCATTGACATTGATCTCGCCGGTCGCGTAGACGATCGTGCCGATGACCTTGGGCCCGTACACGTCGTCCTCAAAGACCAGCTTGCCGTTGCCATCGTCCGTGACAGCAATCGAGCGCGCCTTCTGCGCGGGGTCGATCCGAAGGTCGCCGTAGGGGTAGGTGGTCGAATAGTTGAACTGCGCGGCGAGCGTGAATGAAATCGTCCCGGGCTTGATGTTCGTCGCGCCAATGAATCCGCCGAAGACGTTGACGGAAGCGGCCGAGAGCGGAGTCGTGGCCGTGGCATTGAGGAGGAACATCGTCCCTGCTGCCGGGAGCGCGTTCGGGCTCAAGAAGACCACGCCCTTGGTGTAGTTCACGAACCCGGTCGCATCGCCCGTGAGGTTCCCGTAGCCATCGTCGGTCGCGGTCTTGACCGTGCCGTTGGTCCACGACACCGAGAGCTGGCCCGCAAGGATGCGCGTGGCTCCCGGGGCGTCACTCGCCTCACCTGAGGTATTGAGGGGGGTGTAGAGCTTTGCGCCGTTCACGAGGTCGGCGTTCGGCACAGTGCCCACGACGGTGCTCGTGTAGAACTGCAGAATGATGGCGCTCCCCACATCGGGTAGCGCCCCCAGGGTGAGCGCGACGGAGCCTGTGAGGTACGAGAGGGTCCCCACGCCGTAGGCGGCGTCCGACCCCTTGATGGCGCCAGTACCGTTCTCGCGCAGGACATACCACGTCCCGCCCGAGAGGTAGGACACGCTCAAAGAGGCGTGCGCCGGGATTGCAGGAAGGGTGAGCGCGTAGCTGATACTGCGGCTCTCGGCCGTGACGATGATGCCGATCGAGTCAGAGATGAGCGGCGGAACGTCGGCCGGGGTGTAGGTCACGACCTGCGTGCCGGCGCCCGTCCCCCATACGTTTGTGGTGAGCCGCAGGATTCCGTTCTCATAGTCCACCGTCCCGACCTCGGTCGAGCCGTTGAGAAGGATTCCTGCTGCGTCAGTGAGGGTCACGCCCGAGCGGACGACCGTGAGGCTACCCGGCAGGATCCCGCCGCCTACGAAGAGGGCTTGGGTAGTGGTGAAGGCAAGCGAGATCGAGCGCGAAATCGGGGCGCCACTCTGGGTGAAGGCCACGCTCAAGCCGTTGGAGCGGGCATCCACAATGGGTGTCTCGGTCTGCGCTGAGGGCACGATCTGGGCGAAGATCGATTCCACCTCTGCACTCACGTCGCCGGTGTCGATGGGCGCGACGGTCGCGACCGCCCCGTAGTACTTCGCCGCGTTGGCAACCAGGGTGTCGCGCACGCGGGTCTTGCCCGTGGCAGGCTGAAACGTGCGTTCGGGGGGAGAGCCCGGGAAGTCGTAGCGAAGCGCGTCGGAGAGCTCGCACGTCACGACGTTCGCCTTATAGTCTGTGTAAGTCCCACTCTGGGAGTAGGTAAAGGTGCGAACTTCGGCCGAAACGCGTGTCACGCGGACGTATTGCGAATACTCGGTACCGGTTCCCTCGTTCATGCCGAGGTAAAGGGTCTTCCCGACCGGCGGCAATGGGGCGCCCTCGCGCTGGAATAGCTGGATCGAGCGCTGGCCGGTAATGTGGTTCTCGAAAAGGAACCCCTCCCAGAGGGATCCCTTGTTGAGATAGGCCTCGACGCGGTTCGCCGCGTCCTCGCGTCGGTCGAAAACATTGCCGGTCTTGAAGATCGTCACCGCCACGCGGGGGTCATCGGGCGGATCCGCCACGATGACGTTGCCGCCGTAGTAGCCATCCACGGTCGGCGTCTGGATGCTCGCGAAGACCTTGCGGAAGTTGACCCGGCCACCGGCGCGGTCGAGCTCGCTGATGTCATTGAAGATGGAGTTGCTCGCCCCATCGGTGATGACGTTCGACGTCGGAGGGCCGCCGCCGTTATCCACGTCGTCCATGACTTGGGATGCGACGAGCTTTACGTCGCCTGCGAGGATGCCCATCTGCTAGATCTCCATCAGGCGAAGTGTCAGGCGGTAGTAGTCGGTCCCCGACCGCGCCGGAAAGCCCAGAACGGGCTCGGCCTCGATCGCGGTATCGCCAAAGCGAAAGGCCACGACGAAGACGCGGGCGTCGGCAAACGTGAGTTCGAAGCGGCCCGAGTCGACCGCCAGCGGATCAGCGGCCCAGCCGTAGAGGGTCTCTACCGCCGCGCGCGTCACCCACGCCATGTCGGCGGCACCCACCAAGGTGATCGGGCGGCCTGCCTGCCGGGTGCCGGACTGCACGAGAAGTGCGCCAGTGAGTAGATAGGAGATGTTGGCGACGACTGGACTCCAGGCGTGCTCATCGGTCCACAGGAGGTCGTCCGGCAACGCCAGCACCACCCCATTGGTGAGGTTCTTGAGTTGCATGTGGTTTTGGGCTCAGGCCGCGCGAGCGCGGGCGACTTCGAGGATCTGCAAGAGCCGGGACTCATCCCCGGCATCGATGGTGGCGTTGACCCGGCGATCGCCGGAAGCCAACTCGACCCGGACGGTTCGCGTAGGACCGGAGTTCCCCTCCAGGACAGGCCGCGCAAGCGAGAGCGTGGGAGACCCCAGTCCGACCAAGCCCCCCGATGCGTAGCCCCGGACGCGAGCAGCGACGGCGCGGGCGGGCAGTGCCAGGCTATTAAGAGATTCGAAGAAGCCGGTTCCAAAGCGCGCAACCGCCGCCTTGTTCACCACGTATTCGCCGGGCGTGAGCATCGCCGGGACGGAGTCAGAGGCCGCAGGGCCCCCTTCGGCAAAGCCTCGCGCCTCGTTCTGCTCCATGTAGGCGACAAGCTCGCGCTCCAGGTCTTTGCCGAAGGCCAGCGGCTGTGCCATGGCCGAGCGCCACGTCTGCTGAATGCGGGCCATGTGTCCACGTTCGTTGCCGGTGAGCTGGTTCCTACCCATGAGGGTTTGGACGATGTCGCGGTCCTTTGCGGCCTCCGCGCGGTAGCGCTCCATGGTCTTGTAGCGCATGTCGAGGCTCACGCCGCCGCTGTAGGTGCGCTCGAGCCACAGCGTGTATTCGTCCATCCCCCGGAGACCCAATTCGATGAGCTTCAGGGCTTCGATGGCTTCGCGATTTCGCTTTGGAGGCGTTGGCCGCCCCCGATCGCGATCCTCCGAGGGGCGATCCTGATCGGCTTTCCTCGCGGCAGAGGACTTTACGATGGGGCCGCCGCGCGCAAAGCGCGCCACGCCATTGGCAAGCCGGGAGAGCGCCCCACCGCCGTACTTCCGGACGGCCGCCTTGCGGAGCACGAAGGCGCCGGACTCCAAGGTGCGCGGCACCGTGTCGTTGTGCCCGGAGCCGGGTACCGAGCCGCCCACCATGCGGGGAAACGCGGAGGCGACACTCCCGCCGTCGGCAAACTGTCCGACACCAGTACCTACTGGGCCGCCGGTCGCGTTTCCTTCGACGCGGCGAACCGTGATCGTGTGGGCGCTGGAGGTGTTCGCGCCGTTCAAGGACTGGATCTGGGTCCGCACGGCATCCACGTTGGCGCTCACCTGGTGGCGCGACTCCGTCTGGATCCGCTCGAGGGCACGAATCATCCCGTCGACGTTGGTGATCGAGGCCTGGGCCTTTTCGGTCGTGACGCGCAGCTCCAGGAGCGCGTTCTGATCGGCGTAGGTCTTGAGTTTGTCGAGCGCGTCGCGCGCCTTGCCGACATCAGCATTGATGGGAAGGGTCTTACCGTCCTTGAGTAGCTGCTCGTATTCCCGCAGCTGCTTCTCTGCTTGCTGGAGGTCGGCCTGAATCGAGACGAGGAGCTTCTTCTCGGCCAGCGCCTTGTCCAGGTCGGCAACAGCCTGGGTGAAGCGGGAGGCGTCCGCGTCGATCGTGACCTTGAGGCCCTGCGCGAGCTTCGCCGTGATCTGGTCGACCTGCGTCTGGGTTTCGGTGAGCGTCTGCTTGATTTGGTCGCGGGCGGACATGGCCGACTGGGCGGCCGTCCGGTGCGCATTGGCCTCGGCATCGAGGGTCTGCGTGAGGATCTCCTCCGAGGATTTGATCTTCTGGACCGCCGTGTTGACCCCTTCCTTGCCCCGGGCGATTGCGGCGTCCGCCTCCTGCGTGCGCTGAGAGATCTCGGCTCGGAGCTGATCTGCCTGCCGCATCAGGGCTTCGGACTTGCCGTACTCCTGATTGCGGGAGGCTTCCCGCGCACGCGCTTCGAGAGCGGCAATCTGGGTGGCACCCTGTTCCGCCTGGCGACGGGCATCCTCGGCGCGTCGGGCTTCGCTCGTCTCGCTCGCGGCCACCTGCGCGGCCAGATCCATCGACTTCTGGGCGAAGCTTCGCGCTTCCTCAAAGGAGCCATTGGCTAGCGCCCGGCGCGCTTGCTCCTGGTATTCGGCGATCTGGCTCTTGCGATCCTCGGTCGCCTCGTACTCGCTCATCCCCTGGCGCTGGATGTCGCGAATGCGCTCCTCGGTGGACATCGAGAGGCGCCGCTTCTCCTGCTCGATCCGGTTCACCTCGGCCAAGTGCCGGTTCGCTTCGGCATTCAGGGCATCGACGTGGCTGCGGTACTCGGCGAGCGCCTGCGTCATCGTCTGGCGCTTGGCGGCCAGGATCTCGTTCTCGACTCGCTGGACGTTCGCCGAGCGCTCGGCATCCGTCTGGCCCTGACGCTGTGCGGCGGCAAGGCGAGCGCCAGACTCATCGTCAATGAGTTTCAGCGCCTCGGCTGCGGCCTGCCGGCGAAGGAGCGCCTGCTGGGTGAGGGACTCCGAGAGAAGCTGGGTGGAACGGGTGATCGCCGCCGATTCGGATGTCTGGAGTGTGGCCATCTCAGCGAGCTCCTGCTGGTAGCGCGCCTTCACGGCATCTACCTGTTGCTGCAGGTTCGCTTCAATGAGCGAGGTGAGGCCTTTGTAGGCCTCCGCCATCCTGGCAGTGGCGTCCGCGACCGTCTGGTTCGCCTTGCCGACCGCCTGCTCGACTTCTCCGAGCCGAGACTTGAGCTTTTCCAATGCCCCGTGCACAGCCTCGACTCCCCGAGCAACCGCCTCCTGGGTGCCTTGGCGAACGGCCTCCAGGCGCTTGGCGATCTCTTCAGCCGCGGAGGCGGCGGAGTTCATCGCCCCTTTGGCGGCCTCCGTTCCCCGACCGGCGTCCGCATACATTTGCTCGAAGACCTGATTCATCTCGGTAAGCCGCGCCTGATGGCGTTGGGTGGCCTGTGCGATGGTGTCGGCGGTGAAGAGTGCTGCGAACATCTCCCAGCGGAAGCGCAGTTCCTCGATCCCGCGCATCAGGATTTCGACCATGAAGATCCCGGCCTTACGGACGATCTCGAACTTCTCTGAGAGCCACGTTCCGATTTCCCAACCAGCGAAGAGGGCCCCCAGGACACCAAAGGCAGTCTTCACGACTCCGATGCTCGCCACCGCCGCAGACAGGGACTGGTTGACCGTGGCCCATGCCGCCACCGTCGCATTGGCGGCGGCTACCGCTGCAGCGCCTGCAGCCTGCCAGGCGGTAATGACGGCCGGGATCAGGCGATAGGCGAGGACGGCGAGTCCCAGCTCCGAGACGCGCTTCAACCACTGCATCACCGTGTCAAGATTCTGCGAAAGCCACGTCATGGCTTCCGCAAGTCGACGGGTGAGGCCCGTTGAGGCATCGACCTGGCTTACCCACTGGCCGAAGGCGTTGCGAAGCCGCTCAAAGGATTGGCTGACCGTCTGCGGGAGCTGCGCGTACTCGGTCGCAAGCACGTCCTTTTGCGACATGAGGGCATTCACGACCACGTCGGCCGTAAGGCGCCCTTCCTCCGCGAGCTTCCGGAGCCGCCCGATCGGCACATTCAAGCCGTCAGCCAAGGCTTTCGCGAGACGCGGGCTGTTTTCGACGACGGAGTTGAACTCCTCCCCGCGCAGCACACCGGAGGCGAGCGCCTGCCCGAACTGCAGGAGTGCCGACTGTGCCTCGGTGGCGGAGGCTCCCGAGAGACGAAGCGCCTGCGAGATGCTTTCGGTAATCGTGAGAGCGTCTTGCTGCTCACCGCCCAGCATCCGCACCGCTTGTTGGAGTTTCCCGTAGAGGGTCGCCGCTTCCTGGATCGGCACCCCGATCCGCTGGGCAATGGCGAAGAGTTCCTTCTGGGCGGTGGTGAATTCCTGCTGGCCGGCGGTCGCGAGCTTCAGGCGCGCGGACATCATGTTCCAGGCGTCCGCGGTCTGGATAATCTCCTGGACCTTGCCAGCTGCCCAGTTGATGGAGAGGAATGCGAGGAGCTGCGTCTTGGCGCTTGCCACCTGTTCCCTGAAGGCGGACATCCCCGCCTTCACTTCGGCCATGCCGGCAGCGGCCTTGTCACCGGCAGTCTTGGCGGTAGTCGCAAGCTCCCCGAGGCTACGCTCGGCGGACGTGATGGCGCGCTTCAACCCCTCGTCGGCACCTTCGAGAGCAACGAGGATGGAAATGCGTTGGGCCATGGATCAGTCCAGGGTGCGGATTTGCTTTTCGAAGGCGGCGGAAAGGCGAGGGATGCGGCTCGCGACCAACCGCTCGACGTCCAGGCGCTTCTTGAGGATCACCTTGGGCACGAGGATCGCGATGGGAATGCTGGCGCCGCGCTTCAAACGCTTGATCCCTTCGGCCTTGCGGTAGCGGCGCTTGAAGCCTGCGAGCGGGCGGTCGTGCTCTCGGATGTTCTCGGCCATCAAGACGATGTTTCCTCGGGCGTTCTTCACGAAGTAGGCATTCCCGCCGCGCATGAGCGCCGCTACCTGCGCCTTAAAACGCTTACGCCCCACGCGTCCATGGATGGGAATCAGCATCCGGCCGCCAATGGCGCCACCCTTCTCGTGGATCCCCGACCAAGGAATGCGCGAGCCCACGTAGAGCGCCGGCAGGCGCGTGGTGTCCCTGTCGAGGACGCGGGCCGTGAACCCCTTGAGGAAGGACTTCCGGAAGACGGCGAGACGAGAGCCCACGTGACTGCGCACATCCTCACGCAGCTCGGCGGCCTCGCCACGAATGGCTTGCGAGACTGCCTTCTTCACTTTTTCGCGGTACTCGCCACCCCAGCGACGCAGCTGCGCGCCGGCCGCCTTGCTATCGATCCGGATGGCAATGCGCACGGTCGGTCAGTTGATCGAGAGTCTTGTCCAGTTGGCGAGAGTCGCCCCGGGTGCCGATGGCAATCACCGAGAGAAGCCGAGCCTCGTCAGCTGCCTCAGTGCGTGCGACGGCGTCCAGGAAGCCCCGCACCTGACCCAAGGTGTAGCCCAAGACGTCGGGCAGCCGGTGGCCGTGACGGATCAGGCGCTGGATGGCGTCGAACCAGACGCCGGCGTTGGGGCCGGCTTCATTTGTACGAAGAGGCCGTCCAGCTTCGGGATCACCGTCTGGGTAAAAAAATCGGCGTTTACCTCGATCACCTTGGCGGCGAGCAGGATGGCTTCGTCTGCCGCCAGGTCGTCGACCCACTCCCGAGGCTTTCCGACGGCGATCGAAATGGCCGCCAGGAGGTCATCCCCGCGTTCCCCGAAAAGCGCCAGCCAGTCGATGGCCGGCGCGGTGAGGCTCTGCATGACGGGCGAGATGGCGCGCAGGAACGCCGGCAGGCTCCCGACCTTCAGGGGCTTCAAGGTAAGCGTCTCTCCTGCCACGGTGATCTGCACACCGGGCGGGATGAGCGTTTCCAGATCACTCATGGATCAGCGCCTTACAGTTGAACGATCCGGCCGAATTGCCCGAGGAGCGCGTCGTAGGGTTTCGTCGTATCCGCAAGGAGCGAGCCTTCCATCTCGAACTTGTTGTACTCATCCGAGATGAGGGAGAGCTCCTTCAGTGGATCGAAGGCCACTCGGTAGAGTTCCACCAGCACCTTGGCGTTTGCCTGCGCCGTATTGAGTCCTTCGAGGCGGAGGTAGCGCTCCGGGAGGGGCTGCGTGAAGATCCCGATTTCCGTTGCGACCCCGTAGGTGTAGCTCGCCTTGTAGGGTGCGGTGAAGCCGGTAAGGTCCAGAAACTGGATGGCACCGAAATCGGTATCCGCCGTGTAGTGGGTACCCAGGGTGAGAGTCGCTGGCGTGCCGGCGGAGTCCACCACCACGAGGGCCGAGACCTTGGGGTGCGCCAAGAAGTAGCGGTCGCCCACGACCGGTGTGGCTCCACCGACCGACTCGTCGGTGACGCTTCCGGTGCTACCAGTCACGTGGTTTCCGTAGAGAGCGAGTGCCAGGTTCTCCTTGGTGAACTCCTCGATGGTGAGGTTCACCGTGGCGGACTTCTGCTTGACCATGCGGTGATCGAGCGAGCGCTGGCCGGTCTGGCTCTCGTAGTGCTCCAGCACGTCGGTCTTGAGCGAGAGCTTCAAGTCCGCGACGTTGCCGGGAGAGCGCACTTCGATGGGAAGGCCTGCGACGTCGCGTTTGCCCAGAAAGACGCGGCCCTGGAAGGAGGCATAGGTGCTCATGGCTTGGGTTCCTTGCGGTAGTGGGGTTTGGGTTCAGCCGGGGCCGCGGCGGGTACCGGGTCGAGGGCGGCGATGCCTTGGCGAATCAGCCAGTCGGCAGTCGCGCTTTCGACCTCGATCCGATCGCGGACCCCGTAAGGCTTTCCCGCATGGGTATGCGGGCGCAGCAATACGACTCGCGTCATAGGTTTCATCCTTGAATGGAAAGATCAGCGGCGAACGTCCGGTAGGTGATCCGGTAGCGCGCGGGGATCGCGGCCGCCACGGCATCGGCGTCTTCCACTTCCCACTCGGTCTCCTGTTCGCGGATGCCGAGTGCCAGCACCCCAAGGGTGCCGTCCGCCATTAAGGCCGCGTGAGCGGCGGTCAGCAGGCGGTCCGCCTCGGTTTCCGGAACAGCCGGGGGCACCGC